CATTCCTATTTCAGGTACAATATAATCTTCGGTATTTTCAATTCCTCGTAGTATCATTTTTTCAAACTTAGAAAATTCTACTTTTTCTTTAAAGAAAACAATCTCTCCCCCAGATCTATTTTCAACATCAACATATACACAACCTGATGTATCTTCTGTTGAACCATGGTCATGAGGCATATTAAAATGCCCTCTTTTATTTACATTAATCCAATACTCATCAACACCAAGATAACTAACCAAAGAATTAATAGTTTGATATTCTTGTAATATAATTTCTGAGTCTAGTTTTAAATTATTGGATTGATAACCTCCACGATTAGAAATATCAAATTCTTTGCCGTTACTATCATGTTTTTCAATATAATCTAAAATTTCTTTTTTTAATAATTTAAAATTAATTATCTTAGATAAATTACTTATCTTTACATCATCTAACATTATAATATTCTAACTAGGTTTAGTAGGCCATGTTACAGTTTCAGGGAAATCATCTTGTCCAGTAACATCCCGTAATGCTTGTCTATAGACTGTCCATTCATTTTGTTTTGAAGATGATAAGTTTGCCCATATATCAGGTAATAATATATAATCACTTAACAACAATCTACCATTTCTATCAGATCTTACTTCTGCTTCGCTTATTGGTATAACAGGAGTTGAAAACGTTGAACCATCATACAAATCTCCACCACCAACGGTGTCATCACATTCTACTGCTGTACAAGTTGAAAGTACAGGGTCATTGTCAATATCTGGTAAAGGATTATTAACCCCAACATTTTTATAGAGTACTTTAACTTTACCGTCTTTTATAAATGCTATATTCATTTTATGCTTTCCACACTAACATACTTGCAGTTGCTCCAGTACCATGTACGCCTTGATTAGTCCGAAAGGATTTACTACTTTTTGCAACCATCGTAAGAACCTTTGATGCCGTATTTGATATATAAGCAGTACCAATTAATTTACTACTATTACCAAAATATACTCCACTACTCCAACCACCATTTGCCCAATGTACTGGAGAATACGATGTTGCACCAGTCCCAACAATTAATCCTGCAGAATGATAACCACCTTGACTACCTATATCAGTTTGACCAATTGAAACCATATATTGTACCACATAATTTCCTGCAGGTATTGTTAATTGCCCGGAAACTGTTGTAATATCACATCCGGCACCCAGAGTATTTCTAAGGAGACTATCCCAACCAGTGAGCATAACTGTGGTGCCGGTGGTGACGCCTGAATGATCTACAATTACATTCGGTGCACCAGTAATACCTAGTTCACCTTTTGTTACTTTTTTTGTTCTTTGTGTAGACCAATCAAAGAATAAAAATTGGTCAGAATCGACAACATCTGAATCTGCAACCGAATCACCTAATGAACCTATAAACCCTTTTCCACTATTAGACGTTCTTATTTGTGATGCGTCTGAATCCCAATAGAGAACAGCATTTGCAATATTTGATGGTGGTGTAAAAGGCATAGTTTAATATCTCATATTTTTATATAGTTATATTTATATGTATTGTATAGCAAGCTTCATTTCTTTATAACTTTCAATATGTAACTATCTGGTTTTCCACCTTCACGCATATCATAATGTATAACAGTATACTTGTTAATTGTTTTAAGTAACATTTTCCATTTTTCTAGTGTAAAATCAATAGGATGTTTTTTAATCCATCGATGGTTATTTTTAACTTTGTCTAAGTTCCATACATCTTCAATGTAATATGTATTTGTAAATTCAATAAGGTTATCAAAGGTTTTCTGTTGACCCTCCGGAGTGTGTAACCCATCATCAATAATAAAATCAAACTTTTGACCTAATGCTTTAAAGTGTTCATAACATTCAGGAGAGGTACTATCTAATTTAGCATAACTAACTCTTATGTTATTAAGCATTGGCAATTCTTCTGGTAGTATTCTTTCAAAGGTATCAATAGTGTAAATTGTAGCATTAGGAAAGTACTCTAACCATACATTAATACTTTCTCCTCTAAATGTTCCTACTTCTAAAATGTTAATAGGGTCATTACGAACTGAATTAAATTCTGCTTCATATAATCTATAATAGTTATGTATAAGTTTTTCACAACTATATTTTTTAAATAGTTTTCTTAATATCCTCTTCATGTTTATACTTATATGATTCCAATTAAGAAATGTATTAGGATTATCAATAAAACGAATTGCCAAACTTTTAAGGTAAGAATAAAAGTTAGCAGTACTACAGCCGCTATAATAAAAATGAGGAGAAGTGCAAACTGTAGTACCGCGACCATTATACTATTTTTCCTTGCACCAAAGTTAGACCTTTTGTAATATTACCGTATTTCTCAAAGTTTTGCTTTCTAAGAAAGTTTAAATAGAAATTAGGCATTTTACGTTTAGTCCACTTTGCGATATGTGTCTTGTGCAACTTATAGTAATTCGTGTATGCAATTAATGATGATTCATGTTTGCAATCATCAGGCATTGCTTGTGTTGGTTGTTTGAAAGAAGTGCTACCTATATTATCGGGAGGATACTGTAGCACTTCTTTTAGCTTTGATATAGTAGCATGTTGTTTACCATATCGATATGTGTATTCTTCACCTAAAGAAACCCACATTTTATACAACCAATTGTAATTATTTAAACTATCTCTAGTCCATATAGTACTAGGATGATTTATATGAGATGCTTTATATAAAGTTTCTTCCATAAGAGCATCATAATGTTGCCATCTTTTGATTTTCCTATTGTTAGCTGTTTTACCAATATACATTTCACCATCTAGAACACGATGTGCAGTAGACATCAATTGAGCATATTCAATAATCATCTTTACGACATGCTTGTCACAATGTCTTTGAGCACATTCAATTGGGTCTTTGCTTAGATAAAATATATTCATAATTTAAATACCTTCTTCTAGATACATACTTGTTATATCAAATCTGTCATCTAGAATGTTAAATAAATCTGATTGTTCTTCTGGTTCTTTTTTAGATTCTTCATATAACTTATCCATTGATTCATTATCACCATTAAGGTAAGCCCCACCATATCCAACACCAGTTTCAATATAAGTCATTTCAATTGAACAATGAGGGTTGTTTTCTAAGAATGCATCACAAGCCTCTATAGGAGGAGACCAAGCAGAGTACATAAAACCAGATATAGATGATGTTCCATCACTATTATCCCAATACTCTAAGCCTTCAATATCTACATCCCATTTACAACCCCATGAATTTACCGCAGTATCATAATCCCATTCACCTATAGGCTCCATTGCTTCTAATAAAGCTTGACCATTATCATTAGATTCATAACTCCTAGCATCTAACCAAAGTTGATGAATTGTTGAAGTAGGACCTTCAATTTTTATTTCGTTCTCACACCAATTAGGCATTTTACTGTGCCTCATCAATCATATTATAATTAATTTCAATTTCTTCTCCATCATCATCAGAGACGATTAGAAAAGATTTATTAAGATAGTTTATAGCAAACCAACGGTCCTCAATTCTGACCATATTATCTACATTTAAGTTTTTAGAATTATGCATTTTCTTTTCCTCATTTTTTATATTATGTATATATCATATACTATATTACGAAAGAAGTAAATACCTTTTTAATTTTTATTTTGGAAATCTTGGGTCTTTGAAATCTCTATCTAGAATCATACCATATTCATTAACACTTTTTGATAAGGTTAAGTTATCTTTAAGTTTTAATTTATTCTTTTTAAATGGATTATAGTCTACATGATGATGCCATCTTCCATATCTCCAGACAACCCTAGCAACGTCTGGATGCATATCAACTAGCATTTGCGATTTATTAATAGTACCATCACTATTATAACCACTCTTTATACCATCAGTATTTTCTGCATGATAAAACTCTTCTGTATTACCACCTTTAACAGTTTGAGTTGCCATCTTTTCTTGTAGGAAAGCATGGAACTGTAAACAAACATCACCATCTTTCATTACTCTTAGGCATATATCAGTATCTTCATTATAACGACCTCTCCATTTATGTTTACAATCATTTCTGATAAGTAAACAAGAGTAGATCCTTGTGTTTGTTATGAAGCCAGGTTTAGCTGTATCTGATGGACAAAAGAAACGATATTGTGGACCTGCTATATAAACATTTTCATATCTATCACAGAAGTCTTCCATAACACGAAACCCAGTAGAACTTTCAAATCGTATTCTTTCGTTTCGGTTTAAACGATAGAAGTCATTAATATTATCATCTAGTACCCAATGCCATTTTGCACCGATGCTTATTGAATGTTCCCATGCCCAATTTCTTGCACGACCAGGTCCATCACCATGATTAGAGAATGGAGCAATTAGTAATGTTACATATTCACGAATATTAAATTCATCAAGGGCTTTCTCATAGTCTTGTTCATCTTGTGGTTCTATCACAATATAGTGAGGTATCTTCATACGTGATAAGGACTTAGATGTAATCATACTATCAGATCGACCTTTAGAAACAATATACATTGGATGGTTTAAAGAATGTGCTTTACCACTATCAACCCATCTTAGAGTTCTATTCTTAACAATATCTCTTTTAGGATACCATGTAGAATTTGTTAGATCTGATAAATCTAGGTTGATACGTTTAGCGAAATCATCATAGTGTTTCTTTGTTCTAAAATACATATCAACTGCTCTAAATGTATTATCATTTTCCTGCAAGTATTCTGGCATATCTATCCAATGGGTTCTCCAGTTAGAATTAACATCCACCACAGCTTCTTTAACTTCTACATCTAGCTTTGAATCACTTTTACTTTGAGTATGAGGTATCAATAAAGACTTATCGATTTTAATATTTGTGGGCTCTTCTTCTTCTCCAAAGAGTGAAGCTTCTGGATCTGCTTTAGGATAATACGCAATCTTAGTTTTATAATCTATACATTGACCAATCAAAGAACAATACCGTTCCATGTCATCAACATTACGAAATTTTACAAAGACTATTTTATAGACACCAGCTTTTTCTGCTTTTGATTTTATTTTATCAGGAAGTTGATTGGCAATTTCTTCCCCCATATATTTCTCTAAGGTTGCCTT